ACATCTCACCGCCGAGTATCGCGTGCGGACCGAAGCCCGGGGCCGGATCGTCGATGAATGGAAACTCCGCGCCGGATCGCCGGACAATCACTGGTTCGATTGCCTGGTCGGCTGCGCCGTAGCAGCCTCCATCCAGGGCGCGGTGTTGTTTGGAACGCAGGTCTCCGAGCGCAGATCGCGCAAGCGCATGAAGCTCTCGGAACTGCAAAGGAGCAGACGGTAGATGGTCGACCGGATTGAAACACGCAAGCCCGTCGAAAAGCGGGGCCTGGAATGCCCACGTTGCGGGTGCTGCCATTTCCGGGTGCTCTACACCCGCCGGGCCTGGGGCGGTAGGTTACTGCGTCGGCGTGAATGTCGCTACTGCGGGCAGCGGATGACGACCTACGAACAAAAGGCCACGGGGCAAGACTACCCGCGCGACACTTGACCTCGATGCGCAATGCACGTGAACGCACTGCGTGTTTCGGCAAGTATCTTCAAGTCTGCATGGCGTTGTCCCCGCCTTTTCATCCCCAAGTTCTACATGCGTAACGATTCTCCGTCTCTCCCGACGTTTTTGGCCACGACGGGGTAAGTAACTAATAGGCGGGCATAGTGCCCTTGCCATACGGGAGACTCGATGGCTGAGAACCTCGACAACACGATCCGCGAGAACGCCGCCGGGCCGAAGCGGGCCTCGGGCGATAGTGGCAGCGTCGAACAGCATTCGCTGAGCGACCAGATCGCGGCGGACAAGCACCTGGCCAGCAAACAGGCGACGACCAGCAAGGGGCTGGGTATCCGCCGGGTCAAACTTTCACCTCCGGGGACAGCGTGATGTGGCCGTTCGGTAGAAGCAAATCTCGCAAGGCCCGCCAGTTCGCCCGGATGATCCGGGCGAAGTACGACGCGGCGGCGACCAATGCCGACAATATCCGGCACTGGGCCAACGCCGACGGCTTGAGTGCCGACGCGGCCGCCTCGCCGGACGTGCGTCAGACGCTTCGCAACCGCAGCCGATACGAGGTAGCCAACAACTCCTACGCCCGTGGGATCGTGCTAACGCTGGCCAACGACTGCGTGGGCACAGGCCCGCGTCTTCAGCTGCTCGCTGGTGACGGCGAGACCAACCGGCTCGTCGAGCGAGCCTTCGCTGACTGGGCCAGGGAGATTCGCCTGGCTGAAAAACTCCGCACGATGCGGATGGCCAAGGCGACCGACGGCGAGGCGTTCGCCGTTTTGACGGCCAATCCGAACCTGGCCTCCCCGATCAAGCTGGACGTGCGGCTCATCGAGGCCGACCGGGTGACCAACCCGGACCTGAAGCTCGCGACCACCAATGCCATCGACGGCATCGAGTTCGACGCGTTCGGAAATCCTCGTACCTACTTCGTCTTACGGGATCACCCCGGCACAACGGTCTACACCGCCGGGATCGGCACATACGACCGTATCCCGGCCGGAGCAATGATTCACTGGTTTCGCGCCGATCGGCCGGGTCAGCATCGCGGCATCCCGGAGATCACACCGTCGCTGCCGCTGTTCGCCCAGCTGCGGCGTTACACGTTGGCGGTTCTGGGTGCGGCGGAGACGGCCGCCGACTTCGCAGCGGTGCTGTTCACCGACGCGCCGGCCAGCGGTGAAGCGGCCGCCGTCGAGCCGATGGACATCGTCGAACTGGAAAAACGCATGGCGACCGTGTTGCCGGACGGCTGGAAGCTTGGGCAGATCAAGGCCGAACAACCGGGCACGACCTACAGCGAGTTCAAACGGGAGCTGCTCAACGAAATCGCCCGCTGTCTGAACATGCCGTTTAACATCGCCGCCGGGAACAGCTCGGGCTACAACTACGCCTCGGGGCGATTGGATCACCAGACCTACTTCAAATCGATCCGCGTCGAGCAGGCCGACTGCGATGCCGTTGTGCTCGACCGCATTCTCGCCGCCTGGGTGGGCGAGGCCGAGCTGCTGACGGAGTTCTCTTTCCTTCGCGGCATGGGCGAGCTTGCCCATCAGTGGTTCTGGGACGGGATCGAGCACGTCGACCCGGCCAAGGAGGCGACGGCCCAGGAGAAGCGGCTGGCCAATAACACCACCACGTTGGCGGCTGAATACGCCCGCCAGGGCAAGGATTGGGAGACCGAGCTGCGCCAGCGGGCCAAGGAAAAGCAACTCATGGCAGAGTTGGGGCTGACCGAATCCGAGGCAACCCCACCTGCATCACAGGAGAGCGACACGGATGTCGAAGAGCAACAACAAGCAGCCTGATTTCGTAACCATGCGCGGACCGCTAACGGTCGAGGCGGCGGATGACGAAAAGAACCTCCCGCACTTCCGTATGGTCGCCTACACCGGTGGCCTGATGCGGATCGCGGGTACCCAGCGGGTAGCCGTTGAGGACGGCAAGCTTGTGGCCGAGGGGCTCATCAGTCGCGACACATCGTGGGCACGTGACGTGGCCAAGAGCGGCATCAACGGCTTTCCCTGGCAGGCGAGCATCGGGGCGGCCGTGATCGAAGCGGAACTCGTACCGACCGGTGGAACGGTCGAGGTCAACGGCCAGACGTTCGAAGGGCCGGTGCACGTGGTGCGCCGGGCGATCTTGAAGGAAATCAGTTTCGTCGACAGCGGGGCCGACACCGAGACCTCGGCCCGCATCGCAGCCAAAGATAAGGAGCAACAAGTCATGGAAGACAAGCAAGTCACAGACGCTTCGGCCACCGAAAGCAGCAAGGAAGACATCAAGGACACTGGCCAAGACTCGCAACACGCGGATGTCCATTCGGGAAGCGGCGATGAACAGGTCCAGGCGTCGGCCGAGAGTGCCGCGCAGCAAGGCGTGGTGCAGGCGAACGTCCAGGCTGCGGCGACCGACGGCATGGAGGCCGTCGATCCCGTGGCTGAGATGCGCGCCGCCGCCGGCGCGGAGGCCAAACGGATCGCCGCGATCCGCAAGCTCTGCGACGGGCACCCCGATTGCGCCGACATCGCCGACATCGAAGCCAAGGCCATCGCCGAAGGTTGGGACCAGACCAAATGCGAACTGGAAGTCCTGCGCGCCTCGCGCCCCAAGGCCCCGGCTGTCAACGTCCCGCAGCGCCCGACCGCACCGCAGGTCTTCGAGGCCGTCGGTCTGATGGCGGCCGGGACTCCGATCGCGACGCTGGAGTCGATCTACGGCGAACAGACGCTCGAGGCGGCCGACAAACTGCGCGGCGTCGGCATCCAGGAGTTCTGCGAACTGGCCTGTGGCCGGCAGCTGCCCCGGTTCCGCCGGGACGCCACCGGCTGGCTCGAGGCGGCCTTCAGCACGACTTCTCTGCCTGGCATCCTGAGCAACATCGCCAACAAGATGCTGCTGGAGGGCTACAACTACGTCGAGGATGCTTGGCGGCGAATCTGCAAGATCGCGTCGGTGAACGATTTCAAGGAGCACAGCCGTTACCGGATGACCGGTTCGTTCAAGTTCGAGCAGGTCGGTCCCGACGGCGAACTCAAGCACGGCAAGCTGGACGAGCAGAAGTACGGTCAGAAAGCCGACACGCACGGGATCATGTTCGCCCTGACGCGCCAGATGATCATCAACGACGACATGGGCGCGTTTACCGACATCCCGCGCCAGATCGGTATGGGTGCGGCCGAGGCCATCGCCGATGCGGTGTGGGGCCTGTGGCTGGGCAATCCCGTTCAGTCCGACGGCAAGGCGTTCTTCTCCACCGACCACAAGAACTACCTCACTGGGGCGGACACCGCGCTATCGGTGGATGGCCTGACCCAGGCGGAAGTGACCTTCGGCGAACAGGTCAAACCCAACGGTCGGCCCCTGGGCATCCAAGCGTCTCTGCTGCTGGTTCCCACGGCATTGAAGGTGCCGGCCGAGTTGCTCATGACCGCCTTGACGCTGAACGAGACCACGACCGCCAACAAACCCAAGCCGGCATCCAATCCGCACACGGGCAAGTTCGACGTGGTCTCTTCGGTCTACCTGTCCAACCCGAGCTTCACCGGGGCCAGTAGCAAGGCGTGGTATCTGCTGACCGATCCGAATCGCCTGCCCGCTCTGGAGGTGGCGTTCCTCAACGGGATCGATCGGCCGACGGTGGAGAAGACCGACGCGGACTTCAACACGTTGGGCATCCAGTTCCGGGGCTATATCGACTTCGGTGTCCGAGAGCAGGATTACCGGGGTGCTTTGAAGATGAAGGGCGAAGCGTAAGCGGCATAGCGGACAACCTCAACCAGACAGGAGATATAACTGATGGCAACAGCAACATTCATTCATGACGGCAAAGCAATCGACTACACGCCTGGCGCTGACGTGAGTGCCGGGGACGTGGTGGTTCAGCAAGACCTGGTCGGCATCGCCAAGCTGGATATCCCAGCCGACACGCTGGGTGCCCTGGCGGTAACGGGTGTATTCGACTTGCCCAAGGCCACCGGGGCGGGCACAGCCATTGCTGCGGGCGCAAACGTCTACTGGGACGTGGCGGACGCTGAAGCAAAGGAAGACGCCGAGGCTGGGGCTAACAAGCTGATCGAGGTTGAGCCAGTAAAGGAGTCCGGGAGCGTGGGTGACCTGTTAAGGCAAGGAAGCCAATGGCTGGAGCAGCAGCGCACGGCGCACTGCTCCAGCCAGGTCACCTACCGCCGCGAGACGACCGAGCTTCTGGTCGACGCCACGTTCGGGCGCACGGAGTACGAGGTTGAGAACGAGTACGGACTCCGCGTCGGAGCGCAGGTGATGGACTTTCTGATCCTCGCTGGAGTGTTTTCCCCGACGTTCGACGAACCGCAAGCGGGCGACCAGATCATCACCGACGGCGTGGTCTATGAGGTGATGAACCTTGTGGGCCAGGGGCACTGGCGATGGAGCGATCCGTATCGGACCACCATGCGGATTCATACCAAGGAAGTGGGCACGGAATGAGCGAATGCGACCAGTTCGAACAATGCCAGAAGCACTGGGAATCGATCCACCGGAAGTTGGACCGCCTCGACGAGGCGATTCGCGGTAACGGCAAGCCGGGGATCCTGATCCGCCTGGACCGGCTGGAACAAGACGCCAGACGCCAGGCCAAGCTCCTCTGGCTGATCGTCGGAGCGATTGCCACGAGTGTGACGTCCGCCATCGTGGTGTGGATCACGGGATAGCGACACGACGAGGTAAGGCAATGACCAAACGCTGGATCAATTCGATGGATGTCGAGGTGGGCGAGAACGGCGCGCCGCTGTTCGATGTAGCGGGTTGTGCCTCCTTCGCTGGTGGAACGAAAACGGTCGCT